CCACGCATATCCTTTGCTGTTACGATCTTCGAACGCTTCAGTAAGACCCACTTTTTTGCTTGTGCCTTTAGTACGTACACCCGGATACGCTGAGAAGACATTATCACTGGTATCACCACGCATACATTTTTCAAAGAGGAGCCATTCTGGATCTGGGACAGCTTTTGGTTCTTGCGTTTTCTTGTCAATGACTCTTTTGCCTTTTGCATCAAATATACCTTCGTGCGTGATAGTTGTTTCCATAACACCATTGTACTGTTTCACATTAGGTGCAATAAGCTGTACAAAATCTGTATCTGTGCTAATGATCACGTGATTATCGTTTGGATGGCTCTGTATCCAACCTGCAATAAGATCATCTGCTTCTAGTCGAGGATTTTGCATTACTGTACAATTAGTTTTTTCTGTAATGAAATCTTTAAATGTATCAAATGCTTCCCAGAAGATTTTTTCTTCGTCTGCTTCTTTTTCAGTATGCGCTGCTCGAGCAGCAGCACGTTGCGCCTTATAAGGAGCATAGAAATCTTTGCGCCAGCTACGACCTTCTAAACAGAAGATGACGTGACTGCCACCAAAGTCTTGCCAGGCTTTCTTTACACTGTTAAGTGTGATATGAAAGGCCATACCTAACTTGATATCAGCGTCACCGTTGATAACGTGACGAGCACGAAAGAATGTGTTTGCTGTATCAACTAAAATATAGGTCATTGATTATTCTTTTTCACAGAGTTAATATCGATTACACCAGTGTTAACGGCTCCACCAAAGTCGCCATCAACTACCACGTTTGCACAAAGTTCACGGAACCAACGATCAACAATCTCTTCATCTGGATCACCGTCGAAACCATATCCTTCTTGCTTTAATTTTAACACGAAATGCTCGTTCCAGTCAAGCTCAAAGAAACCGTTACGTATATTATCTTGATTGATATGTGTATGCAACACACCAACCCACGGCTCTTTCTTATGAGTGGCTCGATCTTTCTCTGTCATTTTAGCCGAATCTTCTGCTGCCTTTGCTCTTTCTGCAGCTTCGATAGATTGTTTTGCTGCTTCTGCAGCCTCTGAAGCAATAGCTACAGATCGTTCTGCTTCTGCTCGTATCTTATCAATACCAAACAGTTTTTCTACAAATTTACGCATTAGGTTCCCCACTCATTTTTAAATAACGGCACTTGCAAACGGTCACTATAACGTAAGCCGTGTTTCATTGCCAACAATGCCACGTTCTTATTGTTTAGTGCGTAAACACTTTCTACACCACCCACTGGCATTAGATAAACGTGTCCTTTAAATCCTGCTTTGCGATAAGCGGCAACAGCACATTCTACATCTGCAAAGTCTTGTTCTGTAGCAATTACAAATTTTAGATATGCTGTACCACGTTTTTCATACTCGCACACTACTTCCGGACAAATAGCTTCTTCCCACTTCTCACCACTACAAGGAAGTTTAGCACTTACTGAAAATGTAACTTCTCTATCCCAATGTTCAGCAGTCCACTCGCCTAGGTAATGTTTAAATTCTTCTGTTAACTTTTGAGTACCGTTTGTTTCAAATGTAATTTCTTTTAGCCCAGCCATCTTAGGATGATTCAACAAGTCTGGATAAGCACGTTGCCAACCCAACAACGGTTCGCCACCAGTAATAACAAGATGTTCATCTAGCCATTCATTGTATGGAAGTATTTCCATAATGCGATCTGCAATAGCATCGCTTGTAAGCATTGGACTTAGGTCTTTAAATCGAGGATCCCAACTAGCATAACTGTCACAGCCAGTTGATACTAATGGCAGTTCATTGTAATCTTTAAATTCTGCAACACGTTCTGCAATAGCTTCGACTTCGTCACTTAGTTCGCCACGTGGCATACCAAACCCTGCACATTTAAAGTTACAACCAAAGGTGCGTAAGAAAACAGAAGGCACGCCCATATAGCGTCCTTCACCTTGTATGCTGTAAAACAGCTCTGCGATTTTAATTTTGCTCATAGTATATTATACACTCTTTTCAACAGGTGTGTCAACCTTTTCCAAACGCCAACTGCCATCTTTTTGGTCAATCCATTTTAAAGTATCGCCTTCTTTCCATCCTGCTTGTTCTAACAATTCGGGAGGAAAGGTAAGGATCGCATCACCGGTATCGGGATCTTCTTCAACATTTAAAGTCCAGCTGTTCATATTGTGCCTTTCATACTGTTAGCTGTTTCTCCGTCTCTTTGTAGTCGACGACATTCTTCTACAACACTTCTCGGAAAATCTGGAGATATTTCTGACATCCTGCAATCATATACTACTACCCTAGGGCCGCTGAAATCAGTGTACAACATAATTATAATAACAATTACAATTAGAATAGCAGTGATAATTTTATCTGTCATAGTCTATCACTCAAAAGTATTTTACACATCAGTGCATCGTGTTCATTGAAAAATTTAAACTTCATTTGATCGGTTTCGGGATGACTGGTGTATCTTTCACCAGGTAAGCCAAAATGTTCTAATACCATAGCACAGGTTTCGTTCCACCAGAACCCCTTTTGATTATCCCAATGGATTACTATCTCAGTCAATCTCGCCACCTTCTGATTCGGGAGATCTCACACTAGTACAACTGTCATTCCACATAGCCTGAGCACGTTTCTTGTAATCTTCTAATTCCCATTCGGCAAGTTTCTCTCGGAATTCTCCTTCTTCAAGACCGTGCCATCCGATACAATACCCTGTAGGACTACGACCACATCCACATTTACCAAATTCTTTTGAATCTTCTTTTACTCTTATTTGCATAGTTATTCCTCGTTTTTAAAACAGTGTGGAACCCACCCTGCAAACGCCACTATCCAAGCAATGCTTTCGGGCTCTTGCCAATGTAGGATAGCTAACGCAAACGCAGATCCCGTGATAAAAATTGCACAAACTTTTTTAATTAATTTCATTTTTTATAATTACCTTTTCCGGGAATAGTATTACGAACACCCCCTACAGGATCTTCCACATCTCCCTTACGTCTTGGAATTAAATGTACGTGCGGATAAGCAACAGTCTGTCCCGCAGCTTCGCCCCAATTCATTCCGATATTAAATCCATCCCAATGCCCATCTTCCACCATCTTCTTACCGTGCATCAATGCATCAGCAAAACAATCTTCGATTACTCCATTGGCCGCATATTTAGGCACGAACAACAAATGTCCTTCAGTAACAGGATACTTATCTTTAAAAACAACAACGTGAAAATCATCGTTTACAATATCGTCCCAGGGTGCAACACCTGCTTCTTTTGCATCATCTAATGAATAGTATAAATTCATATTAACCCCTTGAGCTTGTTTGGGTTTTAGTTACAGAAGGACCTTCGCTGATAAAATCCATTCCAGCCATCCTACCTTCGTATTGGCGACCATTCCAATTCATCATAAGTTTAACTGACTTGTTCATTACTACAGTTAAGTTACGACCTTCGTTAAATGCCATAACTTCTGCATCAACTGTCCTATTGCTTGCAGTCTGTGTTACTTTACAGCTATTTCCATATCTTGAAATTGTACTCATTTCATCCACCAGTCTTCAAAAGGAAAATCAATCCACGCATCATTTTCTGCTTTGTTAATTTCTTCGCCTACATAATCAACTTTGATTTCTGCTTTACTTGCTAGATTATCAAACAGCACAGCGAAGCGAACATTGTGATTCCAGATCTCATCTTGCCAACGCTCATCATCTGGAAAGCAACTGCTTTGCCAGTCTTTCAAAATCCAGTTAATTGTTGTACCCTGATCGTTGATATCATCTACGATAAGGATATTCTTTTTGCCACTACCCGATGCCATTGTATCGTATACGTAATGTCCGAACGCATCTTCTGCCATCCAACAGTTAGTTTCAAGGAAGTTTTCATCTCGCAAACTGACCTTTAGTGTTTCGCAGGGTACTTCTAGATAGTGACTGATCATAACAGAAGCGAGAAGACCACCACGTGTAAGTCCTACAACGTAGTCGGGTCTCCAACCACTGACAGTGATGTCACGGCAAATTTTACTTACTAGACCTTGGTGTTCAGCCCAGGTTACTGTGCGCTTTTTCATATGCGGCAGTTTTCCTCATTGTCATATATTGTTCGTTTTGAATCCATTTGTTGTTGACTAGGAAACCCCAATCACGTTTATGAGGACCGGGCATAAACAATGTCCAGGCAGTTACACCTTCTTTAAGCTCTACACGATGATAGCTATCAGGAGTACAAATGCGGAAATGGCCAGGACCTCGCCAATGCTTCGTCTCTCCAACCATTTTGCCATTTTCGAAATTAGGAGTATGTTCATAGTACCCACCTTTAAGGATTAGTGTAGCATACGGCCACGGATGATCGTGAACATCGTCCGGATCTGATTTGAGAAACTTATGAATGAAAGCATTGAACGGAAACCATTTTCTATCTTTAAGAAATATATAATATCGTTCCAAGTAAGGTTCACTTGATTCACGATCAAGGATAATACGCTTACGTCCTAGTTTGTCCAAAAGTTTAAGCAACATTAAAAATCTCTTGTTCTAAATATCTTTTTAATTCTTTATCAGTGGGCTCAACTGTATAGTTGTGCTTGAAAAAGATTTCATATGAATCGGAACCATATTTTCCAATGCCATATAACATTGTAGCATCATTTCCGTCCCAAGTCAAGTAATCTCTACTCATTTTCATAAGACGATCATAACGCACATTACACATACCCAAAGGTTTCAAAATGCTTTTTACAAAATCAGGTTCTGCATTTAACAACGTTTCTGGTCTAGGAAACCAGTAAAGAAATTCTGGTAGTGTTGTCTTAACAGGTTTACGACCAGTTTGGTTAAGCATAATAACACCGACCATATGTTCCCAAGCATTATTGATCTGTTGTTGAACCATTAGGTCGTCACGTAGAGGGTTAATCATTCTACACCTTCACCAAACCAGTCATCTACTTGACGCTCTGCTTCTTCTTGTGTCATTGCGTGTACAAAGATACGAGCAGGTTCACCAACAGTGTGTTGTATATCATACTTTACAACACCTGCAGGGATTAGTGCCCAATCTCTCTCCACAACAAACTCTTGTAGATTTTTTGCACGGAAAATTAATTGATCAGATAGATCTTTTGCAGTCTGCATTATAGTCTCCTTAACGTGGGGCAAACTCTTGTTGCATTTTAATGTTATCAAAGAATTCTTTCTTTGTACTTGTATCGTCTTTGAAAGCACCTTTAAGAACAGTTGTCTGTGTTAAAGATGAATGCGCCATAATGCCGCGATTCTCACAGCAACCGTGTACTGCTTGAATGTAAACACCTAGATCTTTTGCACCTGTTGCACGTTCGATTTCCCTAGCAATGTCATTACAAAGTTCCTCCTGGAGAGTACCTCTACGGGCACACCACTGAGCGATCCTCGTATACTTGCTAAGTCCGATGAGTTTCTGAGCCGCAATAAGACCAATATAAGCAACGCCAACAACGGGTTGGTGATGATGACTACACATACTGCGAAGCTCACTACGGACAACCAACATACCTTCGTAGCGGTCCTCCGAATCATTTGGAAATGCTGTTGCGTCTGGTGCTGATTCATATCGTCCTGCCATTATTTCATTAAAGTACATTTTAGCCAGTCGACGGGCTGTACCTTTGCTGTTTGGATCATTCTCACGATCAATAAGCAATGTATCCAATACTCGTTCAAACGCTTCTGTTGCTTCG